AGTACGCCGTGCCGCTCGCGAGCACGCTGCCGCCGGAAGCCTCCGTGGCAAGCTCCATCGTGAAGTTGCCGCTCGACTTCACCCCGTAGCGCGCGTCGGCGGTCTGCCGGTTGAGCGCGTCGGTCGCGGCCGCTGCATCCGCGAGGCCGGTGATCTTCTTGTCGTTCCACGGCGTATCGGCCGTGGGAACGCCGTTGCCGTTTCGCAGTACGCACAGCGACAACCCAGTGGCGATCCCCGCCATCTCGGTGTCGAGCTTCGAGATCGCGATCGGCGGGCTGGCCGCCTCGGTCGCCCAGGTGTAGGTGAGGGAATAAACGCCGTTTGAGTCGTAAGCCATCGTTGGTTTCCTGTGCTAGAGTCCGCCCGTGGACGGCCTCGCCATCGTTCTGCGGCCCTTCGCGGCCGTGCTGCTGTTCGTCGCCGCAGTCATCTTTGCGAGGCTCATCACGCGAGCCCTGCCCGCCGGCCGGCTGAAGCGATGGCTCACGGCCCCGCACGCGCTGATCCCGCGCAGCGACGCCGAACGGCGCGACCTCACGGCCCCGCTCGTGCTGATCGTCGGGCCGCTCGCGATCCTCGCCTGGTCGGTCTGGTACACAGCCTAGTTCCCCAACAACCCTGCCACGCTTGCTCGACGCAGGTACTGTGCGGCGACATTGCGGTACGGCTCGGCCACGCCGCGCTTGGCGGCCTCCTCGAGCGCCTGCGCGAGCTTCTGGGCTGGGAGTTGCCCCGCCGCCGCACGCCGGCCGGTCTGAGTTCCTACCATCCCCAGCAGCCCGGCGCCGACCGGGACGGCGACCCCAGGGACCGCCGCGGAGGCGGCGAGCGGCAGGCCAATGGCCGCGAGCCGTTGCCCCGTAGCGGGACTTCTCACGTTCATCGTCGCCGTCCCGGCCTCGCTCAGGTCGCGCAACGGCCCACCGCCACCGCGCGCATACGAACCCTTGCCCAGCCCGCGATTGGCGCCCGCCACGGCCTCGGAGAGCTTCGAGGGCGTGAACCCTCCCGGCATGTCCTTCGAGCGCGCCACGGCGTCCTCCAGCGTCTTGTAGATGCCGTAGCGGCTGTCCGCGGTCCTGAGCGCCTGTAAGGCGTCCGGGGGAAGCTGTGACTCGAGCGTGTCGGTGAGCGCCCGCTCGCCGTTCTTGAGCAGATCCGCGGCAGCATCGTCGCCCTGGCTGGCCGCCCTTCGCGCCTCGGCGCGGATGTTCGAGCGCAGGTTGAGCAGATCGTCGCTCGAAATCTGCGCGCGACCCTTACCGGGAAGTTGCGTGATCTGATTGTCGAGCCACCGCCCGACCGATCGCCGCGTGGCATCGTCGGCGCGCACGTTGCGGTCCAGTGCCGCGCGCACGAGCAGCCCCGGGCGCTTGCCGAATGACGCGAGCGGGATGTCGCCGCCGGCCTGACGCATCACACCGGGGTAGAGCGGGAAGCCCTTCGCCTGATCGTAGAGCGGCTCGAAGGACTTGTAGGCCGCCTCGAGCATCTCGTCGGCCGGCCCCTGAGCGATCCTCGCACCCGGCGCGGCCGCGGTTTGACTCGCCGCACGCTGGAACGAGTTCTGGGCGTTCTCGCGCGCCCCGCGGATCACCGGACCCACGAGCGGCACGGACTGCCACGACTCCTCCATCTGGTTCAGAATCCCGCCCGGGTTCATCTGCCCCGGGGTCAGATCGACGCCCTGCGCGAGCAGCCGCTCGGCCTCGGGCGTGCGCTTGATGCCGTGCGCGACCTTGCCGAGCCCAGCCCCGGCCGCCGGCACGAGCCCGCCGAACGCGCCGGCCATCGTCGCCCCGGCGAGCTTCTCGCCCGGGTCGGCCATCAACGCGCCCTGCGCGGCACCTTCTACGACTCCGCGCGCGATCGGGTTCGAGAGCACCTTCGCGCCCATGCCGACCCGCCCAACCACCCCGGCACCGCCCATCATCAGCGGCGCGGTGGCAGCCGTCTCGCCGATCAGCGAGCCCGCCCGGCCTGCCCCGGTGGCGAGCAGCGGCGCGTCGAGTTGCTTCGCGTCGGCGAGCTGCTCGTCGCTCTGCAGGCCCACGAGGTTCGCCGCATGGCGCCCGACGTTCGTCATCCCCTGCCCGATGCCGGCGAGCAAACGCTGGCCGGTGCCCATGTCGGCCGTGGGGTCGTTCTGCTCGACGGGCGCCTGTTCGCCGGCCATGCGATACGAAATCTGCGACAGCCGCTCGTAGGCTTCCATGTTGCCCGCGCGCTTCGCGTTCTCGCGCGCCTGCCTGACTTGCTCGAGGGTGTACACGTTACTGGCCCTGGTTGAGGAACTGCCCGATCAATGCTTCGTCGGCGGGCGGCAGACCGAACTGGCCCACGCCCGGAGCCTGCCCGCCGGCCGCTTCCAACGGCGGCGGCATCTGGCCCTGCGTGGTCATCAGCCAGCGCCCGTAGTGCGTCTTGACCTTCTCGAGGTTCTTCTTGAGCACGTCGGCTGGCAGGTTCGGGTCGAGGTTCGCGACCGTGGCGCGCAACGCCACGAGTTCCTGCACCGCGACCGGTCCGAGCGCGCCGCCCGTCGGCGATTCCTGGCGCATCTTCGCCAGTTCATCGAAACCGAGGTTCGCCTGAATCGTCTCGACCGTCGCGGCGAGCGTGCGTGCGTCGGTGCCCGCACCCTCGAACGGCGCCATGTTGCGCGTCGCCGCGCCCATGAGTCCGGCCGTGCGCGGGCTCACGATCCCGAGCGCCTTGTCGATTTCGCCGATCACGCCCTGCGCCTTGATCGTCTGCGATTCGCGGCGCGCCTGGTCCTTCTCGCGCGTCTGCTGCGACTCGAGCGCCGCCGGCCCGCCGGGCATCTGCGCCACGTTCGGCTGCGACGGGTCGGGCCGGTAGTACCCGGGCGGCGGCGCGCCGTAGCGGTTGCTGCCGTCCGGGTCGTAGGTGATGTTCGTGCTCGAACGCCCCGCAGCGGCGAGCCGTTCCTTCGCCTCGAGGTAGCCAGGAATCCACTCGGGCTGACCGGTCTGCGGGTTCATCCGCATCCCCTCTGGCAGACCGGGCTGCTTGGCCTCGGCGGGCCGTTCCGTAATCATTCGGTCGCCCTTGTAGCGCGCAGACCCCGGCGTGAGCGTGTACGCCTCCTCGGCCTCGGGATCGGCGAGCAGGCGCTGCAGCGAAACCCCCGACAACGCAGAGTTCGCCGCGCCGGGGTCCATGCCCGCAATCGCCGCGGCCAGTTTTTCGGCCTTGTCGGTCGGCACGCGCATGTCTTCGGGGAGGTCGATCGGCGCCCCGGTGGGCTGGCCGAAGTTCGCCATCGGCGCGCGGTCCTCGATCCTGCGCGGCGCGTCCTTGTAGCCGCCCAACTGGCCGACCAGTTGCTCGTTCGCGGCGCGCAGGCGTTCCTGCTCGGCCTCGGCGAGCTTGCGGGCGTACTTCTGCGAACTCGCGCCGATGGCCGCCTCGCCCAACTGCGCAATCCCCTCCCACGGGCTCATCGTGACCTGTACCGGGCCGCGCTGCTCGGGTCCACGCGGGCGCAGCGAGCGCGCCATCAGCGCGTCGGCAAACTCCTGCGCGCGCTCGATCTCGCCTGTCGGCCGCGGACCCGTGACAACTCGGACGTTGCGTGCCATATCAGCCCCTCATGCCCCATGCGCTGATGCCCGCCGAGCCGAGCCCGAACAGGCCCGACATGATCGCGTTCTGCTGCGCCTGCTGGGCGTTGTAGCGGTCGAGTTGCGCCTGGTAGGCGTTCCACATGTTGCCGCTCACGTCGGTGTTCGCGGAGTTGACGTTCGCCGCCCCCTCGAACTGCGGCATGTCCACCTGAGACGACGAGCGCAGCGCGTTGAACTCGTTGAGCGGCAGCGCGCGTTCTGCGTACAGTTCCTGCATCGACTGCGCGCGATTGCCACGCGCCGTGTCGGACAGGAACGCCATCTCGGGCAGTGCCCCGGTAATCGCATCGTTACGCGCCTGGCCGTAGTCGAACGAGCGCGCGCGGTCCTCGTCGAACTTCGCGTTCTGCCACGCCTCGTTGCCTTCGGTGATGCCTGAGTTCGCCATGCGCGTGCGGAACTGCTCCTCGCGCTGTTGCCACTGCGGATCGAGGTAGGCGGCCTGCCGGTTGTAGATCGCGTCCTGCGTCTGCTGGCGCGCGCCCAGCAGATCATCGGCACCGAACAGTTTCGGCGCCGTGGACGTGTCGAGCGGGGTCGCCATCGACGCATCGACACGCCCCATCATGTTCTGCGCTGTGTTCCCCAACTGGCGCGACTGCGCCATCTGCTGATCGTAGAGCGCCTGTGCATCGGGGGCGAGCTTCACGTCCTGCCGGTAGATCGGCGCACCCGAGGGATCCGTGCCCGTCACGGTGAACTCGCTCGAGCCTGCGGGGGTATAGGTGTTCGTGCGGTTGAGTGCCGCATTGTAAGCGGCCGTCTCCTGATTCGATTGAGTCTGCGCCTGCGACACGACGTTCGGGTCGGGTGCTTTGGGGGCCTTGCCGCCCTTCTTGCACTCGGCCACGGGGCCGTCGTACTCGTACCAGTCGGCCTCGAGCACTTCGCTCGTCGCCATGTCGATCACGACGCGGGTGTAGACCTTCATGCACTCACTCCCAGAATCGCCGCGCTTCCTCGCGCAGCATTCCATAAACGATGATGTCGTCGTCCGGCAGCGCGTGGCGCATCAGCCCCTCGCGCCGAAACCCCAAATGCTCGTCGAAGCGTTGCGCGTCTGCATTCGACGCCGGCACGTAGCCCGACACGCGCCGGCAGCCCAGCTGCACGAACGGGTAGCGGAATGCCACGCGCAGGAATTCGCGGGTCATCCAACGTCGCCCTGGCACCGCCGCAATGTGCATGGCGATGTCCGCACCCGAGTAAAGGTTGAATACGACTACCGCGAGCAGTTCGCCGTCTTCCTCCAATCCAATCGCCTCGCACCATTCCCCCCACGAGGGGACGTGCGGGATACGCTGCCGTGCCCATTCGGCGCAGCGGTCGCGTTCGTTGAGGATGACGCGGCGCACCCACCTATAGCCTCCCGCCCCATTCGTAAACCACGTCGGTCGCGCTCCACGTCACATCGACGCCATCTGTGATCGTGCGCAGGCGAGGCGCCAGTGCAAAGCCTTCACCCGCCACGCCGAACCAACTGCGGTACACCGCCGACGCCTGCGCCCATGCAGCGGACCACACGCCGCCCCACGGGTCACCGGACACGCCGCTGATCTGCTGATACGAGAGCGTCGCGGTCGCGCCGTAGTCGGTATCCACCCCAACCGCCACTTCCGCGGCCCCTGTGATCGACAGGATCGGGCGCATCAGGTTCACGAGCTTCGTCTGTCCACGCGCCCCGAAATAGTTGTACGCCTGCCGGCAGTCGGTCGAAATCGAATCCCCGCCGTCCTCGCCGCCCGTGTCGGCAATCACGAGCGTTCCGGCGCCGCCCATGTAGAGCGTGTCCTTCGCAACCCCGAACGCAAACGCGTTCCAGCCCGTGAAGCGGCACCACGAGCGCGTCTGCGTGTTCATCACGTACTGGCGCGAGTTCGCGCCCTCGAGCGTCGGCACGTTCAGGATCAGTTTCGAGCCCGTGGGGTGGACTTCGATCTGCCAGCCGAAGCGCGCCCCATGCACGGCCACGTCGGCGTTGATGAGGTCACGGATCTTGTCCGAGATGCTCGAGGCGTTTTCGGCTCGGTCGCTCGCAATCGCGCGGCGCAATGAAACGATGCCGTCCGCGCAGGTGATCAGCGCATCGGCGCCGAACTTGCACCAGGCGCGCTGGCCCTTGCAGACCGGGCGGCCGATGCGGAAATGCGCCGCACGCACCCAGTCGGCCGGGGTAGCTGGATCGGTTCCCGCGTAGGCAATCACCTCGCCCTCGGTCGAGACGAAGGCGATGTAGTCCGTGAGCGTGTCCGCGGCATCGGTCACGGTCACGATCGAGTTCAGCGAACCGCCCAACTTGAAGAACGAGCCCACGTTGAGCTTCGTCATCGCGCCCGACTTCGTGCGGACAGGCAGGTAGTACACGTTGAACGTGTCCTTCTCCCCGTACCAGATCCGCTCGGCGTAGACCGCGTTCGTGAACAGGTCGTCGGTTCCCGCGAGGTCGGCGTGCGTGAGCGTCGCGGTACTCCACGTCGTGCCGTCGTACTCGAGCGCCGTATCGGCCCCGTTCACCATCGACAGGAACATGCCACCGGCCGTTCCATAGTTCACGTAGTCCCAGCGGCTGTTCGTGATCGCCTGCACGGTCGGGCCGCTGCTGCCTACCACCGCGGTCGAGATCGCCCCCGCCGTGGTGGCGTTGATGATGAGGTCGTTCGTCGTGTTGACCGCGACGAAAATCTTCGTGGCCGCGTGGCCGGTGTAGACCACCACCGTCTCGCAGTTGCCCGTGAACGTGCAGTGCGCCGTGTAGCCGTTCCGTACTGCCACATCGGTGGTTCGGGGAAACCAGTTGTCGAGCACGAGCGCGTCTTCGGGCTCCATGTTCGCAACCGAATCGCGCGCATTGAGCCCGCCGATCGGCGGCGGCAGCGATACCGAGCGTGAGCGCGGTGCGCCTCTGGGCTTTTGTAGCAGCGCCTGCCTCACGAACCGATCACCCGCGGAATGGCGGTCGGCAGATCACTGCGCGTCTCGTGCAGCGTGAGAATCGGCTTGGTGCCGTCGCGCGCCATCGCATCGGCCACCTGCCGCTCGTGATGCATGTGCTCCTCGGCGTAGTCGAACCCTTTCGCTTTGCGCCAGCGCCATAGCAGCCCTGAGAGCAGCAACTCGTCATCCACCAGCCCGAGGTCGGTATCGGCCGCAAACGCATCGCGGTACGTCGCCCCGCTCGAATCGGTACACCAGTACCGCGACACGTATTCGAACGCGCACGTATGCCCCGCCGTGGGCGTCGGGATGAACAGCAACTCGTTGCCGCGCAGACGGTACTCGTAGAACGGACTCGCGAACGTGACCGCCTTGTATCCCTGCCAGATCCGGCCCGGCCGCGGACCGAGCACCGGCTCCCCGGTGGTGCGGTTCCAGATCGTGTCGTTGACGATATAGCGCACCAACTGGCCGCTCACGATGTCCTCGAGCGCGCCCTGCGATTCCGTGGCAACCGTGGTGAACGTCGCCTCGTAGGTGAGCGCCTGCCACGCATACCTGCGCGCCAGATCCCGGCCCTCGC